AAACTAGAGTATCCATCAAATTGGATAGATGGTAATGGTGTCTTTCCTAAAAGTGACGATGGATTATTGCATTATAATCTTTTAGGTATATTGCCACATTTACAGCCATGGCAACAAAACGTTATTTTGTCGAGTGGGTTAAAAGAAATAAAAATATATGGCAATGGAGTGTTTAAAGCAACTGTTGCAGAATTTTTCAAGTTTTCACATAGAAATTAGGGGGTAGCTACAATGGCAGAAAATAAACAAGCTAGTGAAGGGTTAGCAGAAGATTTAATTAGAAGCATGGTTCAAACAGCTTCTATAGAACTACATTTAAAAACATTGGTTGAAAAAAGGCAATCTGAAATGGATAACGGTTTAATAGATACTAATGATTTCAATCGGGTTAATGAGCAGATCGACGTATTAAAAAATTTGAAAGAAGAACTGTTTGAAGTTACTGAACAACGTCGACAAGATATGCGTACGCTATTTGATTTATTTGAAGGTAAAGGTGATAAGGAACAATGGTGTATAGTTAAACACGCTGCAATGGCAATGTATACAGCTTTTGAAGCTTGGCAAGCCAGTGATAACGATCGTTTACTTTATCAAATATGTATTGAAAAAAATGCTTATTTCATCAAAAAAATCACTCAATTTACAGGAGTACCCATTACCGAATGTGCTTCTTGCTTTAGCGATATGATGAAAGGGGCTATTGATGATGAGGGTTAGAAGCTTTTGTTCTGATTGTGGCAATATAGGATTTAGTCCATGTGAATCAGATGTAAGTATTTGTTCATTTGAACGTGTAGATGAACTACCAGCTATAGAAGCTGCTGAAGAATGTGTTGCGTATATATTGCCAAACAATAGTGCTCATGTTTTATCCTTTGATAAAAAAAGTTTTACAGATTTTAAAGGTCGAAAAGGAGACAAAGGCGATATTGGTCCACAAGGTCCAAAAGGAGATAAGGGGGATATAGGCCCTAGAGGCCCAGAAGGTTTACAAGGAGACATTGGACCACAAGGAGAAAAAGGAGAAACAGGCTCGCAAGGTCCGATTGGTTTAAAAGGACCTAAAGGTGACAAGGGGGATACTGGTCCACAAGGTCCAAAAGGTGAAAAAGGAAACGATGGTGTTCCAGGCGCAAAAGGAGAGCAAGGACCTAAAGGTGATACGCCTGATATAAGCAATTTAGTTACTAAAACACAGTATACAAATGATTTAAATAAAAAGATTGACAAAACGGCATTTAATGCTGTTGGTCAACATATTTCTTACAATGGAATTACTATTCACATTCAAAGATCAAATACAATTATTACATGTAATGTTGAAGGAATTTTTAAAAAAGGAAAAGCCAATGGTTGGCATGGTGTGGATACCTATATTCAAGCTAGCTATAGACCTCAAAATATGATTATTAAAATACCGTTAACCTTAAATATAGGCAATACGATTCAAACAAATAAATATGCAGCAATACAAATAGAAACATCTGGTCGAATTATGATTCGAGTTTATGGACTTCAAAATGATGATGTAGAATTTGGAGGGAGTGCAACATGGATAAGATAAAAATATGGATTACAATGGACGAAAATCAAATGCTTACGGACTATTCGTTTATTGCTAAGAAAAACTATATTGAAATTGAAGTAAATGAAGAGCCAAAAGATTATTTGAACTGGGGTTTACGCAATGGCAAATTAGTTCATTATCCTGATGATTTAAATGGCCTAACAAATAATAGAACAACTTCTTTTGTTGGGAATGTAATGTTGAACTTTGCGGTTATTTCTTGGGCATTGTCTTATATACCACTAATCGGCAAAGTTATTTTAGATTATCCTAAATATGCAGATATTAAAGCTGAATACGGCTTACTTGGATTGACAGATGACAATATGAAAACATTTGTTAGTTACAAACGAATTACAGAAAAACAATATGAAGAAATAACAGGAAACTCCTACAAAAAATAAGTTGGTGAGAATATGTCTATAGGAGAGATTATTACAATTATAACGTTTGTAGGTGGTATTATCGGTTTTTTAATAAAAAATTATACCTTACTACAAAAACTAGATGAAACAGTAAATAAGCTTAATTTATTAATTGATCAAACTAAAGAAAAACAAGGCTTAGTAGAGGATGAAGTAATAAAATTAAATGAACAAATAAAATCTTTATGGAACAATTTAAAAGAAAATAACGAAAGAATACGAGATTTAGAACGGAGGGGCAAATAATGGACTTTTCTAAAATTGAATTGATGCCATTAGTGGTGCTAGGGTGTTTAGCTGTCGGGTTTGTTATTAAAAATACTAATATATTAAAAGATAAATATAATCAGTTTATTCCTTTAATTGTATTCATTTTAGGTATATTAATCTCATGGTGGATACAAGGTAAAATCACACCTGAAAATACAATATATGGGGCTTTAAGTGGATTAGCAAGCACTGGCTTACATCAATCTTTTAAAAATTTTATAGGAGATGATAAAAATGACATTGAACGGAATTGATATTTCTAGTTGGCAATCAAATATTAACGTAGGTAAAGAAGGTGTCCCTGCAGATTTTGTTATAGTTAAAGCTACAGGAGGAACAGGATATATAAATCCTGACTGTGATAGAGCATTCCAACAAGCCATTAGCAGTGGGAAAAAAGTAGCTGTATATCATTTTGCGAATGAGGTAGGACTTGAAGGGACAGCGGAACAAGAAGCTGAGTTCTTTTTAAAAAATATTAAAGGTTATATCGGTAAGGCCGTCTTGGTTTTAGACTGGGAAAGTACTAATAAAGGAGACGTTGCTTGGGCTAAACGTTGGTTAGATTATGTTCAAGGTAAAACAGGGGTAAAACCTATGTTTTATACTTATACCAATGTTTTACAATCATATAATTTTAGCTCTATTGCAAAAGCTGATTATGGTTTGTGGTTAGCTGATTACGGAGCAAATAATCCACAAGGATATTCCCAACCTACTCCGCCACCAGTCCCTTATTGGAATTTTATTTCAATGTATCAATATACGTCAAATGGTCAATTGCCTGGCTGGAATGGTCGATTAGATTTAAACGTATTCTTTGGTGATAGAAGCATGTGGGACAAATACGCTAATCCCAAAAGTAATCCAACACCCGCTCCTCCAGTTCCTCCTAAACCTAAGCGCCGTTACGGATATAGAGTAGACGATTTACAATTTGTAAACGGTATTTGGCAAGTAAGAAATGATGTATTGGGGCAGCCGGACTTTGATTGGACAGAAAACGGAATTAATGTTGCTTATATTGATAAGATCGATCCGGCAACAGGAGAGAATATGCCAGATCAAGAATTAAAAGTCGGAGACTATTTTGCTTTTCAACCATCTTCTGTAGGGATCATTACCGAACAATACTCTTTAAATGGGAAAACAATCTCGCATGTTCAATTCCCAGATGAATTTATTTGGTTGTACACAGAAAGTGTTGGGAAATTAATCTATGGGTAAATGTTTCATCTGGTTACCCTAGAACTATCTGTTTAAATTAGTATGACTTATCAAACTTTAGCTACATTATGTACTAGTAAATCCCTACCTCTCGCAATGAAATGAGAAGTAGGGATTTTTTATAAAAATAGTTGAAATATAAAAAAAGATGATTTAAAATATAGTTACCTTTTTAATACACTCATATATGATCTTCTTTCGAGAAGAGTGCTCCTATCTTATCCCAAGTCCAAGATAGGAGTATTTTAATATAATTGTATATTTGAATTTAAATAAAATACAATTATTTTGTAAAATGAAAACTTGTATTTTAATAAAGAAGGCGGTAAATGTCTTTACCAATTAATTTTTATTTTTCATTTTTAGTACATCTTGCCGCCTTTCCCCAATGAGGCGGCATCTTTTTACATAAAAATTAATGAACTCAAAAAACAGATATTGTAATATTGATACATATTAAAATTCTTATTTTTCATGCAGACTACCTTTTCCCGATAAGGTGGTCGTTTTTTTTGTTGAAATTTGAAAATTAGTAAAGTAAAATTATTATATATTAAGCTATAACCAGTAAGAACTATTTT